GGCACGCCGTTTGTATCGTACACCTGTACCGTTTCACCATCTTCTTCCGTTGTCTGATTCTTCATACTTTCTGTATGTTTCAATAGATTGTCAGTTTCTTCACCTGTAAAGCTTAATACAAAATCTTCTTCTGCTGCCATAATTGTTTTTAATTTATAGTTATTAATGATATTACCAACATTGTATATTATAATTATCTCATTGCATCATTAAGCCCAGCAAGAAACCATGGAAGAAGCGACGCTGCATGATGTCTTACCCTGTTAACTTCATCATCTGAAAATTCGGTATCGTCATCGCTGGAAAAAATTTTCTCAGCCAATTTTAAATCAGCAATACCAACTCCTGTCACATTGAAAATGTTATCTGCAAACATTTCTCTGACATCAATCTCCACGAAATCGGATTTATCTATCTTCGTGTACTTCTTAAATTTCTTAAAATCTATTTTCATGATTAATCGACTAAAATTCCATTTTCAAAAACCAGTTTATACGTTGAAGGTATCGAACCATTCTGTATAGTCCATGATATTGTTCTCGTTACTCCTTTTTTGTATGTATATGATCCATCGGCTTGCAATGACCATCCGGTACCGAACTCATTAGACAATATCGTATTGGTATAAAGATTTCCGTTTACATGTACTCCTCCGTCAAAATATCCGGCATAAGTATTAGAACTATGTGGCTTGCTAGTACCGTTCCTTGAAGCATAGATACATGCTCCACCGTCATTGCTTCCAATTACTTTAACCCCAAATTTCCCGTCAGTCGCACCATTGAAATTTATGTCAATCATACCACTGTTATCATCCGTAGGAACACCAATCCGTATACTCCTGCTATCATTGCCGAAAAAATCCCTTCCCTTCCAATTCAAGGAACCGTTGTCTATAGTGAAACCTCCAATCTTAGCACCATCGGCAGATATTGTTCCGGAAAAAGTACCTTTAGCGGCTTTCAGTTCACCCGAAAATGTACCGTCTGCACCATCCAGATGTTTCACTTTTAACGAGTTTACATCTATGCACTCTGTAAGAAGAAATGGTTTCCCATTTTTAACCGTAAACACGGCTATTCCTTTCCCTTCAGAACTTTTAATTTTAAACTTATCTGAAGAAATAACAATCTCATTTTTTTCGATGTCAATACCCGTAGCACCAAGTTTAATTGAGATATTTTTCTCTGCTACATCTACAACGCTTTCACCATTTGACAACAATATTCTTGCTGCACGTACCTCTATTTCTCCAGAAGCAAGTCTGATATAATTTGTCTTGTCCCTATTACCGATATATGTCTTTCCATAAACATTAAAGTATCCTTCTTTAGTTAGACGATCATATCCGATTGAAACTATATCTTTCCCGGAGAGGGAGTAAGAACTTATCCCCTGATAGAAGGTAAGAGAAGGCGCACCGTCTCCGTATGCAGACAACACGATTGCAGCCTGATAGTCCGGGTCGGCTATGTCTCCAAGTTGTACCATTACGTCACCCACTTTGGGTATGTCGCTGCCTTCGTCACAATGATTCACGGATACCTCTATCCAGTTATCACCAACATTTTCCACCAGACGCCACCAATAGTGATTGGATACGCCGTCATACGCGCCTTCCTTAATATTAAAGGACTGTGAGCGTACTAAATTCCCTGGCTTAAAACGATTTTCTATGGCTTTCTCACCATCATCTGCAAGGAAGTAACAGCGATAAACAGAACCATAAGTTCCAGGAGATGAGTAACCTCTTTTCCCGTCTGAGAACTTGACTTCTTTACCATCCCTGAAACGAATTCCCTTTTTTTCTATAAACTCGACCTTAGTAATCGTTGCTCTGGCCCCGCTGGCGTTGAACATGAAGGAAGCTCCGGCCAGCTCGGTCTCCATTATTGAAAGTAACTGGAAGATAGCTTTCTTGCGCACGTACAGTTTGTCAATCCATCCGACAGACTCGCCGCCCTTTTCTGAAGAGAATGACATACCAGCACCCATCATACCAGTCACGAAGTCAATTGATTCCAGGAAAGGAGATATGATACCGCCAAGAAGCTTAATGAGATAGTTTGTCTGGTCTTCCTTGTCCTTTCTCAATAATGTTGCAAGTGACCGTTTTGCCGAAAATACGTTACTGTCCGATGGGGCAGTAGAATCATTGGTCTTAATCACATATATGCTACTTCCTCCGCCTCCAACATAAGTATGCCCTTTATACGTAATCGACTCCAGTTTCTCTTCCACATCATTAAGGCGAGAGTAGGGCATACTTTCCCCAATAGTATATACCGGAGAATCCCATGGAATGTCAAGGTTAAACTCCCATCCGAGAACACGGCTTTCACGGCCATTCTCAAAAAAGGCTTTATTGACCAGGTTTATCTTTTGCCCGAACTCGAAAAAGCGTTTCAGCTTGTCTTCATTAACCCATTCTGACCGGAGGGTAGTGTAGTATGTACCATCGTCCTTTTTTCGCTGGTCTGCTATCTTCTGTGCCTTCTCTTTCAGTTCCTGCTCCGCGTCCGGAATCATTTGTACAGAAACAAACTTTGGATCAAAACCGGAAAGGATATACTTGTCATCATTTTCAGGATATATGGTATCATCCGGCAATGGACGTCCGTAGTCTTCGCTGCGGACAATTTCCCAAAGCTGGCTTCCGTTGTTGTCCGGGTCAAAAATAACACCGAACTCCAATCCATTCATTTTGCCGGACTGAAAGATAATTGTCAGCTCTTGTCCCGGAAGTCTGTAGTCCTTGGAGAAATTCAGGCCAGTATCACGATAGCGATAGTAAGTCACGGTTTCCTGACCTCCGTCTTCATTTGTAACGGTTTCCGTCCTCGTAGATACACTTGACATCGTACTTTCAAGTCGGGGATATACCTCGTCAAATACCACGATGTCTTCAATTGCTTCTTCCTGGCTCATGTCAGGATACACATCTATGTATGGCGTACCAGCGGGAAGCATAAGTCGTCTTTGCACAACTCCGTTTACTACCGTCTGCTCTTCAATGGAACGGTAGTTCTCAGGTATGTTTCTTGTAGATCCGAATGCATAAATGCGGGTGGCATAAGTGCCTTTGCTCTCACTGCGAGTCATGGCAGACGCTTCAACCCCTAACTCGATTTTCACGGCATCACCGAATTCGTTTCGCCCAAAATGAATTACGTTGTCCGTTATCCAGCAATCACAGTTCCACTTATCCTCACCCGCCATTGAGAATAAGGCATCCAGCAGGTTCATATTGTCATACGTCATTGCAACTGCCTTATTCTCTACTGTTGAATCTATTTCAAATACGAATTCTTTTCCCTTATAGGTATATCCCAAAGCTTTCAGGTTACGTAAGAACACACCAAGCTGTACATCAAGGGCTGCGGTGAGAGACCATGACGCTTCATATCCAGCATGTTCAGGAGTGTATTTGAAAATTTTGTTTTTCCACTTCCAGTAGTAAGCATCCAGTTTCAGCTCATAATCATATCCAGCGGTAGAAGCATTGAAAGAAGGTTTCTGCAAGTCAGTTACCTCATATACTTTTGAAAGTAATCCGCCCAGAGAATCATCCAGAACCCCAGAAAGGTCTACATAGTCTCCAAGTTTAAAATATATCGGTTCAGGCACGGAGAATGGGAGAACGATGTAGTCCTCTTTCATCAGTGTAAACTTTCCCTTCGCCCCTTTGTTGATAGGGGTAGAGAACCTTGTTTTTCCGGATATGTCCTTAATTTCAATCATATCCCCAAAGTTCATAAATAACAAATGGAAGCCCTAAAAATCCGGACTTCCATTTGAAACAATAAAGGAAATGTTTGTTATTCGCTTCTGTCCATGGGATTCGGTTCGCAAAACTTACTTGAAACCTTACCGAAACACCTGTCAATACTTAACCCGTAAGAGATGCTTTTCCCCAGGTAAACCAGCTTGAAGACTTCGCTCCCAAGAGCGGGGATTTTGATGTTTACGGCTCCCTTCTCCAGTTCTGACTGAAAGGCTTTCTTCTTTGTCCGATAGTCACCTTCTGAGCCTCCTTCTATTGTGAACTGGAGAGTGATTTCACGCGATGCTACTTTTGCATTTTCGGTTATTATTCGCTTCCCGTGCTCCAGACGGCTCTCATCTTCAATGTAGTCTTTCATCTGATTGAATCCGTCGATAGCATCGAGAAAACCGTCACCCATGCGGACACCCCATGTGCTCCAGGCATCCTTCCCGTTAATAAATAAATCTCCTGTCATAATCTTGCTGTATTACGTTTCACTTCGGCAATGTCGGCCTGCATCTGTTTGATAGGTTTGACAATTTCGCCTGTGTTCTCTCTGATTTGCTGTAACTCCAAATAGGAATTGGCCAGGATAGTACGTGTCTCGTCGGCGATGTTGTATAGGCCGGTCACTTGTGATGTCAAGGCACTGATGGAGCCTCGCAGTTCGGTAATAGCTATCGTTTGCTGCTGTTCTGCCGTCTCAATACGAAGATTGGACTCATACACGGCAGTGAACCGACCGCTCAGTTCTCCGGCATCCTCGTGCGTCATTTCCGTACCGAATCCGCGGCTGGAGGCCGACTGCTGGGAACTGCTGCCAGCCTTGTCGTATCCGGTAGCTGCGGCAAGTTCATCCCGTAGTTTCAATGCTTCATTCACGTACCCCATATATTCGTTTTGGAGTGAATTACGTTCACTCTCACTCAGGTTTCCGTCCTTCATACTTTCACCGAATCTGTTCCACCAGTCTTCCAGCTTCTGGCTGTACATGTTACCGATTTTATCTGAAAGCATGGCACGCATAAAGTATTCGGATAGGTTATCCGCAAAATCTTCCGCCGAGGCATCCATATCCATGAGAGTATCTATGAAACTGTCATACATGGAATCAAAACTTATTCCGGTAAGCTGTTCGAAAAGCCCTTCTTTCAGTTCTTCGAGGTTTCCGGCCAGATCTGCATATTCACCTAGTGCTTCAACGACACCATTCCCATAGCCTCCTTTCCCTGAATCGGCCATTTTCTGCCACAAATCCACATTCTGACGTAATAAATCCATCTGCTCCGGAGACATCTGCCACAAGGAATCTGTACCTGTGAACTCTGCCATGACATTTTCCCGAATCCATTGTATGTCACTTTCCGACCAGCCCATGTAATAGGCCCAGCTATGATGTTTACTGTGATAGCCAGCATTGGCCTGCGCTTTTGAAAGGACATTCTTGTTGTATTCCTCCTGATACTTGATGGCTTTATTGTACTCTGCTACGGATTTCTCGCTTCCCTTGCTGGATTTCATTTCTTCTGTAAGGGATTCGATGGCAGACTGCAACTTTTCGTTTCTGTCCGTGAGTCTGTTGATTGTATCCTGCACCTCTTTTTCGTTTCCTCCAATACCGAAGAGTTTGCTGAATCCTCCGAAAGTCAGGGTATCCCATATTCCACCTACAGACTTAAAGACACTACTGAATATGTTACCTATGAAACCATCCAACCCCTGTGTCCCGATGGCATCTAAAAGAGAAAATGCAGCTCCAATTATACCTCCAAGTTTCTCGCTCTCTTCTGCAAATATGTCTACTATATTTCCGGCCAAATCACCGACCTGAGAGAGGGAAATTTCAGAGTTTGAACCAAGCTGGGTAATGACGTTCGACAATGTGACAAGGTTGCTTGTCGTTTTATCTGTCGACTTTTGTACATTGACCTGAGCGTTCTGCTGTCTTTTCTGGGCATCATTCAGTTTCTTCGTGGCCGCTTCCTTCTGTTCATCTGTTCCGCTTCTCATGGCTTCGTTGTATTCCTCCTGAGCTTGTGACAGTTCTTCCTGTGCCTTGGCCAATTCGCTTAACTGTTCGGGTAGGTCGGCCAGCAATCCTCCTTTGTCGATAAGGGTTGACTGGATGTTGCTTAAAGCCTCGTCAATGACCTTCTTCTGGTCAACAGCCATATTCTTGTATTCTTCGGAGTTCTTGAAGTCCCTAAGCTGCTGCTTTACCTTGTTCAGGGACTTTTTGGATACCTTGTCCAAGTCACCGAAGATAAGTTCCCAGTTGATTCCCTGTTTCAGCTTCTCAAGATCAAGGGAGGAGAGTGCCTTATCCATTTCTTTTTGGAGTATGTCCTTGTCTCCCTGAGTAGTGGCCTCTGAGATTTTACGGGTGTACTCGGCTATGATTGCATCACGTTTCTGCATAAATGTACCATAGCTTTTCAGGTAACGTTCGTTGGCCTCGATTGCAGCTTGATTTTCAGTTTCTGTAATTTCGGCCAGACCTTTTTCACGCGACGTCATGGCATTAGACGCACGACTTCCTAATACTTCCCGCTGCTCAGACGTAAGTTTTCCTTCTTGTGCATCTTCCCATTTTTTGCGCTGTTTCCTAATTTCGTCGATTTCTCGCTGGTAATCCAGCTCAATCTGTCTGCGTTTCTTTTCAGAACCTTCTTCCATCAGGTTGATTTCTTCCTGCTGATTGCTCCTGCGAAGCTGAAGGAGTTCTTCTGCAAGCTGTTGCTGCTCCTTCTTTTGTCGCTCGGCATCTTTGTTGATAATTGTTCTGTAATCAAAAATTCCTCCTTTTTTTATTTCATTTAAATACGTGCTTTGTGCTTCTTCTGCATTTTTTAATGCATTACTTTTCTCATTCTCCGCTTGTGCTAATGCAGCATTATACGCAAGCTCTGCAGGATCACTTCCATATTGATTCTTTTTACCTCCGCCAAAGAATTGATAGACTTTTCCACCAGCTCCCCAAGTTGGTCTATATGATTCAATTCCATTAGCTTTTATATCTCTAATTTTTTGTTCTGCTTCCATTGCTTTTTGTATGTAAGACTGGGCTTTGGCTTGAGCAAATAAAGAATTAATATAAGCGTCTCCTTTATTAATCAAAACATCATACCATTGCGCCAAATTGTTATAAGCGCCAAATATTGAGCCATATTTTGAATTTAATTCATCTATTTTTTGTTTCTCCTGTTCTTTTGTGCCATTGAATTTTTCTATTGAAGAAATAATTCCATTAAGCTCCATTCTCGTTTTGATTTGAGTCGCATAAGCATTTTTCTCTATCTCATTCAACTCTATCAACGTTTTTTTCATTTTTTCCGCGGCTGACTCTCCAACTATAATCCTCTTAGCCCATTCCCAAACCTTATCTCCGTGAACCGTAAGCAAAGTAATACCTACCATTAGTGCAGATTGCCAGCTAAATAATGATGACACAACTTGTTTCCAAACAGGAATACCTTTTTGTCCGGAGACTTTTAATTCTTCATTGGCTGCCTTTGCACGCTTAATTTCATCTGTCAGAATAGGCAGGTTATTTGAAATAGCCAAGAAAAACATATTTAATCCCATCGCAGCGGATGGCAATTCTCTCACAATCTGCTGGACGGACATATTCAAGCCGTTATATCCTTTAGCGTAATTCCCAACATTCCTTTGGTGATTCCCTATTGTAGCATCTAGTTCCTTAATTTTCGCATCTGCCTGCTGAATAGATGCAAGCAATTCTTTTCCAAATGGTGAATTACGTTCTTCCTCTGTCAATTCACGATAAGCTATCCTCATACGTGATAACGACTGAGAAATCCCGTTCATTGAAGTTGTTGCGGAATTATCTAATTTGACATTATTCATTAATGTCTGCCGTACATCAGACAAAGCCGCTTTGTGTGTCAGTAACGAGTTGTTGAGTTGTTCTAATCGTTTTTGCTGTGTGTTTGTAAGCGTCGAATTACCTGTCTGAAATTTGGTGAGTTTCTTTATTTCCTCGTTAATCAAACGGATAGCATTCTGTTCATCTATCATCCGCTTAATGTTTTGAGAACGTGTTCCCATTACGGAATCTATTTCTTTCGCCAATTCATCATAAGCCTTGGCCTGTGCCTGTACATTTGCTGTGCCTACATTATTTAATGAAACGTCAGCATTTCCATTATCAGGCTTTGTATTCATTCCAGCTGCCTTTGACAGTTGTTCTTGCGCCTTGATTATCTTTTCTGAGGCATCATTGATGCGTTTGGTTGAACTCATAATTTTTCCTTCCGCTTCACTAACCTTCTTAACCAAAGCATCATATTTTTTCATCAACGACTGTAGTTGGGCTTCCATTCCTTTTGCAATATCAATTTTCACATTGACATCTATGCCCTTCAATGCCTTTTTTACATTCTCGATTTCCGCTTTCAGTTGTCTTAACTTCTGAATATCAGTACTTACATCTGAAAATATACCTGCCATATCATTTTATATTAAGTTTCTTATTAATATTTCGTTCCGCAAATAAGACCCCATTTGTTAGTATCACTTCAAACCCTTTACTTTCCACATAGCTCGCATATTCCATTCCATTGGCCAAATAAAGTCCGTCTTTGGGCTTTTCAGAATAGATAAGCAAATTCTCTGTTTTCTTCACTGCATCGGGATGGGAGCCGTCCGTTTCCACCCACATATCCACAATCTGACCATTGCGGACAACGCACCCACCGTTTGCATTGGCAAGGTTCCCTGTCCTGTTTTGAAATGTCTTTTGATTCTTTGCGTTCCGTGTCGCATTCCTGCCAACTTCTGAAAGAACAGAGAAGTACGCATCGTCAATCCGTTCCTGAAGTTCGTCCAATCCTGAAATATCACCCTTAAATCGCATATATAAAAATCTGAATATTAATGGTTTGAAATTACTATTCATTTCATTAACATTCAGATTTTAGAGGAATGAATACCGAACAAATAAACTATTGTTGCGTATTTATGTTTTTTCGATGTTTTATTCTACCATTAGCATATTCTTTCCGCTTATAGATATGGCTATTATCACCTGTTTCTAATACAGTTTTTATCGCTTCTTCAACCCATTTTTTGCCAAATTCTTTATATCTGTTTCGCAAAGTATCTTGAGATAGATTTAACCGTTGCGACCAATCATGTATAGTTAAAGATTTATTGCCAACAGTTATAAAGTCAGATTTATATTTCTGCCTTACATTTTCACTTAAAGTTACCCATCTGCAATTCTTAGGCTCATAATTGCCATCTGAATTTATTCTGTCTATTGTAAGATTTTCTTTATAACCGTTTACTATTGCCCAATCGCAAAACTTCTGAAAATCGTTTAGCCATTCATCACAAACACTAACACCTTTTTTACCATAATTTTTATATGCTTTTCTTGTAGGATTGCAACAGCGTTCTTTCATCTTAGACCATATATTATACAGCCTTGTATGTGTTTTACCGTGTTTTATATTAGTTTCTTTTGTTCTTTCCACATTTAAGCAGCCACAACTTTTAGTTATGCCACTATGTAAATTGCATTCTCTGGCGACTATCATCTTACCGCAATCGCATTTACATTTCCATAATGCAACATGATTACTTGCGAATCCAACGTGTTTTAAAGCTATCAATCTTCCAAACCTTTGACCTGTAATATCTTTTATATCAAACTTTGAACACCCACAACTCTTTGTTATCCCATTTCTCAAATTACTTGAACGAACAACACAAGTTTTGCCGCAATCGCATTGGCAAAGCCACTTGAAATGCTTGTCTTTATCATCAGATTTTCGTTCTACCTGTTTTAGAACGACAAGTCTGCCAAATCGCAAACCTGCCGTTATTTTAAATGCTTCTCTCATAATCAAGCTGCATCTTTACCCAAAAACTTATTCACAAAGTAAACTTGACCTTTACCTGTTACTTTTGTGGTTGTAGAAACAAGTATTGAACCATCTGGCTTGTTTATTGTCGTCTGCTTCAGTTCAAACAGTCCTAAATCCATAGACTTTTGTGTGGGCTGGTTGTAATATTGCCCTTTTGAGCATAAGTAGCCATTTTCACGCATCCAAGTGAACAAACGGTTCTGACCTATATTCACGCCATTCTGTTGCAATATCTTTGCAAGCTCGGCTACCAAGCATGAACGTTGAGAAGTTGAAACTGCATCAGCAAATAGGACTTTAGGTGCATTGGACTTTATTGTTTGTTCTGCAAGTTCTGCCTTTTGTTCGGCTTCAATTCGTTTCTGCTTTTCTTCTTTCAGGTTGGTTGCAAGCCGAATTAAGAAATCAGGTGAGGTCAAAGCCTTTTCAAGCGTTTCTTGTGTCATGTATGCACCATGCTTGCGAATTGAGGGTAGAACTTCATCACAAACCCAATCTTGAAATTTTTCTGCATTGGGCAGTTTTGATTTCATTGTTAATCTATAAACTTCGCTCTCTTTGCCATATTTTATAGGTTGTATACCACTCTGAGTAGGGGTTTCCAAAACAGTAACCCCCTTGCAATGGTCTATAACCGCTTTTGCAGGGTTTGAATAGCCAAGTGCTTTTGCTACATCTGCCAAGCAAAATAACGGTTCATCATTCTCATTCATAGTAATTCTCACCTTTCCAAATTGCTCATTTTGGAAAATCTGGATTTTATTCATATTTTTGTCCAAATTTGAAATTTGACATATCCCCATTGGCAGCTCAGTCACTTCCGCCTTTGGGGATTTTATTTTGACTGAATTTGTAGCAAGCTGGGATTTGAACCCATGCACACCTGAATGGCTTGCCTTGACCTATCACGCCTGACATATAAAAAGGCAAATCTTATAAGAGGTCTAAAGTGGCTGTTTACCCCTTGAAAGAAATGCCTTGAATATCTTTGTAACGCTACAGCCACGAAGCGCATTTTGTTCTAAAGCAAAGTTACCAACCGCCAAATATTTGTCCTAAAGATTACCGTGTTTAGAACAAACATTTGGCTGATTGTTTCAAAATAATTGTGTGCAGGTAAATTATCGGTGGTGGTCTGATAACCGTTATATCCATTTTTACTGTTTCAATGACTCATTAATAAGACTTTGAAGTTCTTTTAGTTCTTCTTCTGTTAATCCATATACATTACCTAGTGCAGATGGATTTTCAATTCTCAAAGCATACTTGACATTATCCAGTTGCTTTTCTTTAGGCAATACTGCTAGTTTAAATCTCTTGCTCATAATGAAACTTTTAAGTTAATGATATTATTAAATTCTCGCTATTGACAATAAGGTGGCGGTCTTATTCTAAGAATCATAATCGTGTGTGAGAGTTTTTATGATGCTTTTCTGACTAGATTTATATCTTCTATCTTTTCTGCATTACCTAATCCATAGATTGCATTATCCATATGTACGCCAGTAAGTCCGAGCATTGTTTTTCGCTCACCCCAACATTTTGCGTTTAAATCTGACAGCATTTTTGATATACGTAAAACAGCATCAATCGCATACTTATTTTCTTCGATATCAAAATCATCAACTGTAATTATATGGCTTACAAGGTTAGTTAGGTTAGAAGCCAAGTCTACACTGCCATACATGTTTAAAATACCTTTACCAAGTGTGGCTAACTCAAAAATTTGCTCTGCAGTAAGACCACCCATTTTTTTACTAAGTTCTGAAAAATCCATATCTATATTGTTTTAATGTTAATACTAAGCTATCTTCATAAGGTTGCATTTTTTGAAACAACGCCATTCTTCTTTTTCACAATCGAAGTACACTTGGCAGTTATCTGCTGTTTTCTTTGTACCCTTTGTTTCTGGTATTCTACCACTCATTAAAGTACCGAAAGCCTGACGCAGCGTGCCGTCTGTTTTTTTGAAATAGAACTCAACCACTTTTTTATGAAGCAATGCACGAAGTTTGATATTAGTCCACGCACATTTCAAAGCTTCACTCATTGAATAACCGTTCTTGCGTGCAAATGACCAAGCAAGGCTCATAATCTCTTTTAATAGGTTTCTCTTTTCTGTTGCCATAGTTCTTATATTTATCAGTTCTTTAAATGCTGTTTAAATTTTACACCGCAAATATAACTGATATTTAAATTATATCACAAGTCTTTATAGACAATAAAAGTTAAATATAAAATTGACATTTAAATTATTTGCCTATTATTTAAGTAATAGATATTTTTGTACTATAAAATCAAATTTAAATGAGAATTAAAGAATTGTTGCGAGAAAAAGGAATTACCGCAAAAGAACTGGCTTCAAAAATCGGTATGACTGAAACTGGGTTAAGTATCGCCATGGGAGATAATGGAAACCCACCATTAAAGAGATTAGAACAAATCGCCGCTGCTTTAGGCGTGCCAGTAACAGAACTCTTTGAAAAACCTAAAGAGGGGGTTATACATTGCCCTCATTGCGGAAAGGAGATAAAATTGAATCCGAATGTATAATCATTAAAAACGAAAGACTATGATGGAATTTCTTTCTATTGTTATGCTGGTATTCGGCATCTTACAAATTATCCTATTCTTCAAAATATGGGGAATGACAAACGACATTAGCAGGATAAGGAGCATTATTGAAAAAGAAATCCAGCAGAAAACAATAGCTAAACACAATAAAATTCCTAATGAAAATGCCATTAACCTTTTAAAAGGAACATGGGGAAAAGATGTTTCAGAAGAGGAGAAAAATATGGCACAAAGTTTAGTTCCCAAATTGATGGATAATGAAGTAATACTTTTAATAAAAGGGAAGTTAGTTGTATATGATTCTAATAGTTTATCTGAACTGAATGATTATAAAATTATATACTATAAATAACCGTTCCATCCCCGTTCCTTGAGGTTCGGGGTTAATTTATTTTTTATAATGAGATAAAGAATAAAAACACTTTCTCTATTACTGTCTTCTTCATTAAACTTTATAAACCATAAAGTACATCTTATTAGAACTAATATTGCTATTGATGATAATATTATTAGTAATAATAGTTAAAATCATAATGTTGCTACTCATAATAATGCTATTGTTTGATGTTTATTGTTATATTTGCAACATCATTTCGTAACAAAGTTACATTACTGGATATGAAAACTTCTACTTATACACAAGAGACATTGATAATAGAGAAACCTTCTAAGGGCTTATTAAACTTTATAAATCAACTGAGAGACAGGAAATTATCTCAGCAAGAAAAATTGCGCAATCAAAAAGCATTTAATATCGAAATAAAAGCATAATTTTTTTAGATGGAGGAAATTTCCATTTCTATTAGTTCAAAATCGAATGATGAATATCGAATTATATTGTCTCCTTTCAACCAAGATATAATTCCGTGTGAAGTGCGTAAATCAATTCGGGATATAGAAATAGCAGATGTTACCTTAGAGAGGGTTAAAGGGGAGAATCCAACCGATATTGGAATATTGCTTAAAATATCAGATATCATAGGCAAAGTTCTTAATGATAACAATAACCTTATATTGTATTTTTATTGTGATGATATGCATGATATTCCAAGAAGGGATAAGGCTTTGACGCCTCAAAAGTTCAGAAGTCTCCTATTCTCAAGAATGTTTGATAAGTATATATCATCAAATAGTATTATCAACATAATAAATACGCCTATTGAAATTAAAGCAGATAGGCATATTTATATCCATCTAATATCAAGAGCCTGCCATTTAGAACACGTAAATGCTATAAAAAGTACAATAATGGAAATGGAATCAAAATAAAGCCGGAAATTATCCGGCTTTATTAATAAGGAAAATCACAACTCCCGATATATAGCTATTGGGTCAATTATACATTCATTTTCTAATCTACTGGTAAAGGAATCTTCCAACTTTGCTAATATGTTGAGGATATTTCGATTAGCTGATTTAAACGCATTCCCCTCTCCATGAACATCATCCAAATTTGCTCTACTATTACCTATTTGTGTAATAGTACCAATAATTGTAAATTCAACTTCGCTCTTTCTAGAATACTTGTATATCAATGAATCTATATTTTCTTTTAAAAAATCTCTATTTAGTACAGATGAAAATAAAATATTGTTAGGAGCAGGGAGTAAGATTTCAAGATTGTTTTTATAGCCGTATAACACGATATTTTTTAAATGATCGAGCCACTTCTCATCTAATCTTAAACCATTACCTTTTAAATATTCTTCAAACCTTTTATCGATTTCTTTTTTTAGAAGCCCAACTTTGTTCCTTTGCTCTCTATCTTTAGCCTTATTTGTTAGTTCTTTTAATTCATCCTTTACTTTTCCTGAATTGTCAAAATATTGGATATAACCAAGTCCCTCACCTAATGTATTAAAATTTAGCAAAGTATCTGTTGAAGCCTTGTAGTCATTGAAAAATATTTTTCCTTTAATTCTTATAAAGCTTTTATCAATAATATCTTCAATTGTGTCAGTATTACATGGAGTATATAACTTTCCTCTTGCTTCTAATTCTTTTTCTAATAATTCAAAAGCATAATCATGTAAAAAACGTTTTTCAGAAGAATCCTTTTCTTTGACGAGAATATCTCCCATAACTCTACCACTACCCAAGCTACCTTTTTGTTGTTCAGATTCTGTGATGGATTCTTTTTCACCACTTAATATATATTCTGTTAATCCTTCAAAAAGTTGGGAAGATATAGAGTACATTTTATATTCATCCAAATAAATAAATGACTTAATATTATCCATTTTCAAATTCCTTTCTTCGATCTTCTCTATTTTTATTAAATTGTTTTATACTCTTATTTCGGCTTTCCATAATTGACTTAATTGCTACATATCCTCCAGACAGGCAAACAATAATAGTCAATGCTAATAATATAATATCAATTGTTCCCATTGTCTAAAGAATTTAATTTGTTCATAATAGCATTACTAAACAAGTAAGAAACTATGCATAATAAAATCGAACAAACAAATACAACGGTTTTATCAACAATGTATCCTTTTGTTTGTTCCGCAAAGTATAATACACCAACAATCGCTGACAGTATAACAATGAAGATAACAGAATAACCAATAAATGTTGATTTTTCTTTTGGAGTCAGTTCTGTTTCTCCATTTAACTCGTTTAAATTTGTCAAATTTAAAGTAAGTCCAAAGAACGCGACATCCACAGGACTTATCAATTGTTCCCAATCTTTATTAAGTGAAAACAGGCACATAATTATCCTTAAGAATATGGGAATTAGTCCTATAATAACTGTATATATTACCCACTTGCATTTTCTCATTTGTGTAAAAATAATATTTGATAACGCAAAAATATTATTTTTACAGAATAATGCAATTCTAATAGGTATATTTTTTATTATGAGTGTAGCCATATCTATTTCTTGTTTCTTCTTCTGCGCGAAGCCATGTCCTTACCCTTCACCTTTGTAACCTTGGTACCGGTAACTGTATGGAGCTTGTCACGCTGCATTAATACTAAATTCCTGTATGGTATCTCATAGACCACTTCCCGGTATGACAGATGCAGATTTTCCATGAACGATGCAATCTGTCCCAAGAGAGTATCATTTCCTACGACCTCGGTTTCGCTGCCAGCAGACTTACGTTCCTCGCCAAGCTGACAGCTTTGAGAAAAACCTTTGAGTCAATCATAGAGAGTGCTTCATCTAAAGCATTTACGTTTTCTTCGTATGTTCCTTTTGCCAGTTCTTCACTCAAGTTTTCGTCACCAGCTATCAGCCAGGAGAGAGCCTTGCTGTAAGCCTCGCTTTCTCCAAGGGAGAGAAGCACTTCTTTCAAATTGTCTGCTTCTTGTACGCCTGACAAATGGGAGATTGCCCCGGCCAGCTTGTGGATAGTAGGAGGGTAGACCGTGTAGGCTTTCCCAGCGACAAACACCGTTCTGAAATCACTTCCGATAATGGATTCAGTTACTATTTTTGCTCCTTGATTCATTCTGATAAAAGATAAAAATTAAGGGGTGAAGCCATAAAGCCCACCCCTGTTATGGAATTCAATCTCTACCTATTGGATAGGCATTAAGCACCTGCTTTTACTTCAGATGAGTCAAACCAGTATTCCGGTGCAACTTCTGCATTTTGTGGTTCCAGTTCCACCGCACTTACAGGAATACCGACAGCCTTGTCTGTTGTGGCTTCACGTGCACCGATGTCAGCACGGGGAATCACACAATACTGGTCATCGTCAGTCAAAGCGACAAGTAACTTCTCAATGTTTACCTTGCCTCTTGCTCGTTTCCAACCCTTATCAGTGTTAATTACATCACCACCCATGAGGTCTTTCTTGGTCGGATAGTCGTACTCACCAATGGTGAAGTTCACGGTTACATCGCCCATTTCCTTATCACTACGATAAGTCTGACCGGTAAGCTGGTTCTTGTAGTTAGTGCGGCTTGCTTCCGCTTCTTCAAGTGTCCATGTATCCTGATGGATATTCTTAACCTCTTTTAAGGTTTCACCTTGTAAAAGAGTATATAAAGCCTGCCCAGTCAAATCTGCTGTGATAGCATTTGTCTCGCCATACCAAAGTTTCTTGATATTCACGGCGGTGATTTTCTTTGATTCTGCCATATTATTTCACATTTAAAACTTCAAACAAAATTCTTACATTCACATAGTGACACTTTAAGGATGTGTCCTCCTCAGTTCCGATTGACTCGATGGAATAATGATAGGTGGTACCATCATAGCGTCCGGTTATTCCGTCAAACAATTCTTGCGCCTGTTTCTCCAGCTCGTTCAGACGGATGGTGTTGGCTTCACCGTCTTTCAGGTCGGGAACACAAAGGTTCACTTCTACGAAAGATTTCTTCCAATATTTGCTTGGCTGTTGTTTCTTGGCATGAATGACAATCCTTTCGGATTTCAATTCGCCCGTCAGCTTCTTGCCGTGAGGAACGATGGGAATACCGAAAGGCTGGCAATCACGGTAGAGTATGTTCGCGATGTCGGTAGTTACTATCATTTGACTTCCTCCTTCAATCGTTTCTCAGCGTATAGAGCCGCACCAGTTGATACTTCATAGCCTTTAGATTCGACGTGCGAGGCATACTCAGCATCGTTTCTAATCACCAATCCGTCATCCTCAACTGAATACTTATTTGACTTACGGAGTGTTCCAGTCCGGTTCTGATAGTTGCCATTCTTTACAGCGTAATCGACAGCCTCTTTACCAACCTTCTCCTCAACGGCTTTCACCTCGGCATAACCTTGTTCGAAAAAGCTATCCACGTCCGAAAAATCAAACTTCACATCCATATCTCTGAGTAACCAAAATAGTTTGTATTCTTCACCATGTAAACTTTGCCAGTTCCACGGACATTCTCACCGTCCATACATCTGACTTCATCACCAGCACTCAGTGAGATTTTCTTCTCACAGACTACGTGATAATTCGGTCGGAACACCTCACCGTTCTCCGAAGTAAACTCCTTGGTCGAGTTATCATCACAACGGCATTTACACACGTCCTGCCAGCTTTCACCACCGGTTCCGGGGATAGGTCGGCCAAACTCGTCTGTTTCCATCGGAGTAAAGACCTTAACCTGTAATGTATGTGGAGCAAATATCATAGGAATCTGACTTTAGGTTTATCGCTTAACGTATCTTCAAGACCATACTTCTTGCACAAGAAAGAATAGTATTCCTTTACGCCTTTTGTATCCCATGACATAGAGAAACCGTTCTCACTGATGGAAGTGGCACGGAGTAATAGAGAGGGGATGAACTTCGCCATAGCCACTGAAACAAGTCCGATGTTTGACGGGCCCATCTCATCCTCTCCGCTTACTTCTGAAGAAAAACTTATCTCCAAAAGGTCAGCCTCCGACAAGTTGATGCCGAAGGTCTGAAACTTCTGTGATATGTAGTCATTTACTGTCATGCGTTCATGGTTGACAAATCAAAGTTCACAATCAGATTCGGGTTCGTAATCTGAGGAATCCACTCTGCGGTGTATTCCAAATAACGACCGTTCTTGTCCTTGTAACCGGAAATAAGCATATCACCGTCTGCCTGGGTGTAGTTACGTCCCGGTACGCCGTCCACTGCTTCGTACGGAGTGTGGAAACGCATATAACCGACCTTATCCTGCGGAAGCAAGGTGATACGGTCGTCTGCATAAATCTGCACGTTCTTCCCGGTCTGGTCTTTCACGTAATCTTCCTTGATTTCAATGGCCGGAAGCCCGATGCCAGTGAATACTTGGGAAGCCAGTTGAGATGTAATCAAACCAGTTGAAAGATACATCTCATTTCCTGTAAGCTGCATCTTGAACTTGTCACCAAACTCAGCCGACCCGATGATATTCTTCACGAAAGTTCCTCGTGACATAATCATCTTCTGGAAATTACCGTAGTCCGCTTTCAGTGCATTAATCTGCTGCTGCAAATAGGTGATGAAGTTCGTCTTCGCACCAGTATCAGGCTTGATGAACTTGAACGGCAATTCAATGTTGAGAAGGTCAACGCCTCCGGCATTGTCGTCCTTGTTCTTAACAGCTGCTTCTCCGGTCATCAGAAGTGAACCTACGATAATATCCATGCGCTTGTGAGCTGCCAAAAGTACCTGGCGGTAATCGTCATAGATGAAATTCACGATTTCCTGCATGGCTGCTACCTGGTCAGCAGGTTTAGCTGCGTTAAACTTGTCAATCAAGTCCTGAAGTTCGGACAGGCGGTCAATGGAAATCTGGTAAGCATCGCCAAGATAAGCGATTTCACCATATCCTGAACCGATATTCCGGCGTTCACGGATAGGCTTCTCGCCGTATCGTGAGTTAATAGAACCGGCCATCACTCCAGTAACCTGACCGATGTAGTCCTTGAATACACGGGTAGTCGTTCTACGGAAATCAAGATACTGCTGCCAGTAGATTGTATCCTTACGAGTCTGAAGGACGCGCTGGATAACGGCGTTTACGATATTGGGGTCATTAAACAGAGTATGAATAGTTAGCATCATGTTTTACCTCCTTTCTTTATTTGCTTGCAATTACACCTGCTGTTCTCAAAGATGCCAGAAGGGCATTCAATTTTGTATGTGCATCTTCCTGCCCAGTAGCATCATCTACTTTAACACCTTGCTTTACACCTCCGAGAGCAGAAGATGTTGCTGCAGACAAAGTGAATTTGTTGGCTTGGGATGCGATACCATCCAATTTAGCTTTGTCTTCTTTACTCATCAAGCCATCTTGACTGGAAGACGCTTTGGCAACTACAGCCTTTCCACCTTGAGTAACGTCAGGAGCGTTGAACTGGAAATGCGGCATGTTGGCCTTGTCAATGTCAGAGAAAGGCATAACCAATTTGGTAGGCTCAATCTCGAATGCTCGCATCAAAAGAGCAACTAATACAATGCCTTCTTCTACTTGTACTCTTCCGTACAAGGCTGAGTTAGCAATGACTTTCGGAGTTGTGCCGCTTACCGCTGTAGCTTCATAGAGTACAGTACCAGCTTCCAATGTTTCGCCAAAGTCGGCAGACAGCGTCAACTTATCGAAAGCTTTGTTTGATTTGTCAATACTGTTGATGGTAGCCCCATGAGAACCATTACCCAGATGCATACCCACATAAGCCAAAGAGTTTTTCTTGATTTTCAATGTGGTATTGGAACCGGTGGTAAACTTTTCATAGACTTCTACACGGATAGCCACCTGAGCGGTCTTCTTCACCAAGTCGGCGGCAATCGGTGTAAAGGATGGAAGAAACGAACCAGCGACAAGGTTGGCCGTATCCAGCTTGTAAGGGCCTCTACGTCTTACACCGGTAGAAACGTCATAGCGTTCCTCGATGGACGGTTCAGGCTCAATGTTGTACTTAAATCCTGCTGACATAAATTACTTGTTTTGTTGTTCGACAATAGATTTTGTGTCCGCCTCAATCATTTTGGCGAACTCACTTGCTTCCTTCTCCTGCTTCTGTTCGGCAGTTTCAGGAGCTTTGGAGAACTGAAACCCGTTGTTAGACATATCCTGCTTCATGTCCTTGAAATAAGTATCCAAGTCCGTGTTTTCAGGAATGTTGCGGTCTTTCAGCATAAATTCGGGAATACCGTACTTCTTCGCCACTGCTGAAATCTGAGAATTGCGCTGCGCCTGCGCTTCATTTTCCTCCATTTTGGCCAGCTTGTCGGCAAACGGCTTGATACCGGCGGCAATGCCATCGGCAATCATCTTTGCGATGTCTGTCTCCTGCGGCTTTGGAGGGTCGTTTGGTTTCGGTGGTTCTGGTTTCGGATTCTCGATTGGTTTTCCGTCTTTCAGTCCATGCTTCTTCTCGTAGTTTGAAACAGCGGAAGTCTGCGCCTGTCCTGCACGGAAATCACCATAGTTTTGCATCACGTCCTGAAATGAGATACCCTCAACGATGGAGGTCACCTTCGTTTCGTCCGTTACACCCTCTGCCTTCTTTGTGGCGATACGGGTGAGTGTGGCAGTGTCCACCCCAGCGAATTTCTGTTGCAGTCCTGCCAAGATTTGTTCAAAGATTGTCATACCGTATGAGTTTGATTAATAATTTCATACGGTAAATTTACTTATAGAGAAAGGGAAGGGGAAATTTTAAGGCTAACGATACGAAACAATTGGGGAAATGTTCGTTTTTAGGGAAAAAGAAAGCGTGACTACCGGAGTAATCACGCTGAGAGATATTATTTTACTTTCTTCACTTTTTTATTATCATTGACAATAAATAATATAATACCACTAATCAGCAATAGATTAAATATTAATTGAATTGAATAATTGATATATGCTCTATTCAAAATAACCGGAATCAACCCCCAAATCCATTGAAAAACCCAAATAAATAAAACTAATATACCACTAATAAAAATAAATGCAACAGTTGTACCAAATTTATCTTTATCACTAGTAAAGGGAAAATAGATAACCATTAGTAGTGATATGCATAATAATAAAATGAAACACAGTGATGATGTTATAGTATGCCACATTTGATTTCTATCGAGTTCAGGAAACCATTCCCTCAAATTATGTAGAGTATCATTAGCTATGGATGTACCAAATTCTTGTGTACCTACAATATTTACATTTTCAAATAACGAAGCAAACCATTGGAAAACATTTTTTCGTTGAATTGCTTCATCCATTTTATGTTCCAGATATTTAATAATTATTGTATCTGAAGTACATTTTAATTTTGTATCCTCTATTTTTGAAATGTAATCAATCTCCATTTCATTTTTCCAATAATAAGAGATACCTAATAAATTGTCAATCAAAAAGATACATAGAATAACTAATAAGGGAATTGTTATTTTCCGGGATATAGAAATCCTCTGATTTTCAAAGAATTCAATAAATTTTTTAATTAATTCACCCATAATCACAACAAATTTATAGCTGCCAGTTCCTCTGTCAGCGCATTAATACCTTTCTGAATCTTCTCCAATTGCTGTTTACGGGGTTTGTGTACTCCAGCCGCATAATGCCACAACTGGCGCTCATTGATTCCGGTTATCCGGCTCAAAGCAGCTTTAGTAAAGATACTGCTGTAATAGTTGATGAAAGTGGCAGCATCTATCTTAAACTTCAAGGTGAACTCTCCCTGCAATACTTCCACTGGAACGATGTTCATCTCCTTGCAAGACTCCAGGTAAAGTTCAACAGCTTCCTTCATGTTCTTCTCGATTTCCTTTACGTCGTTACCGACAGTAATCACCGGAGCACCTTCAATATAGGCACTAAGATTATTTCCAGCATGTTCTACAATCACTTCTACGGTTTTCATACTGACCTCCTTTTTATCGTTAAATAAAAGAGGCGGGGGCTATTTTAGCCCCGCTTGCCTCAGAATGTTGTAATAAGTGCCTTTCTCAACGCCTTTCTTGCCGTGGTCGGGGACAATCACTACATGGCTACCATCAGTGTAAACCATGTGACTGCCTTTCTGCCTCACGAACCAAAAGCCATTTTCAGTAAGCAGCGTTACAACGTCTTTAACTGATTTGTAGCTCATAGCGTTTAAGACTTAATTACGATGCAAATATAGTAAAATAATGAATAATAAGAAAGAAATATTCGTGTTTTTACTATATTTATAAGGTGTCGAGATAGTCATATAAAGCAGGAAGATAGTTTCTATCAAATTCAAATTGAGTAGCTGTGTATGGAAGTCCTGATACAGAAACATTATCAGCTTCTTCGCCCCACTCGCAGTTCTCTCGTTTTCCTACTTTTTTACCACCAGCATAATCTCTAATCCATTCCCAAATCATTTTTCCCAGTTGAGCTGTACTTTTGTTGTCACCTTTATTTTGTTTACGACAATACAAGATAAATTCGTCATTCCCCATTCTGATAGGTTTGCCCATAGTTGTCTATATTTTAAAGTTAAACATAAACACAAATATATAGGTTATCAATATGAATCTGAAAATTAATTGAACAAAAATAGCGATACCTCGAAAGATACCGCTATTCAATTAGTCAATATTTTAGATTTATATCATTCTGTTTTGTATTATCCCCGTAAATATTCTGACTGAATTGTTCTATTCTTCAGATTTGCTGCTGGAACTTTTGAGAGAGAAAAGCTGTTTCT